AGGTCTAAGATAAGATTTGAGTCCTTTAAGGCTTTTAGAGATGACCTAAGAACTAAGGTTGTTAATGAAAGAGAACTGGCAAAACATTTATAGAAAGGAATTGTTATGAACCAGACAGAACAAATTTTACACTACCTAAAGCAAGGCAATAAACTAACATCTTGGGAAGCTATCCATAAATTTAGGGCTACCAGATTAAGTGCTATTATCTATAATTTAAGAAGATATGGTTACGATATTATAGCTATTATGCAAGTGGGCAAAAATGGCAAAAGATATGCTGAATACACCCTTATTAAAGGGAGTAAATAATGTCTGATAAAATATTAAGTGAAGAAGAGCATGAAATAGAAGCTCAAAAAGCTGATTACATTAAAGAACATTTAATGGCTAAACACAAAGTTGACCTCCACGTTATGACTCAATTAATAGATTCTATTGATGATTATTTAATAAGGTTTGGCAGAGTTAGTAATGTGCATGACCAAATGTGGGATTTAAAGACACAGCTAATGCAGAATCGTGCAAATCTAGTAGATTGGCTTAATAAGATATGATTGAGCATTTTAAAAAATTTGATGATGGCAGTAATAGTCTACTGCCGTTATCTTTTAGTCATTTAAATGAGTTTGCTTTTTACAGGGAAAGGTGGGCTTTAAGAAGAATATTTGGTTACCAATTTCTTGGCGGTGCTTCAGCTAATAGAGGAAGTGCTGTAGAATCTGGTTTAAATATGATTTTAAATGGTATGTCATTTAATGAAGCTAGTGAAAGAATGATAGCTGAGTTTGACGATAATTGTTCTAGGATTACTGACCCAAAAGTAGAAGATGAAAGGGATAATTTAATACCTTTATTGGAACTTGGTGCTAGTCAATTTAAAGAACGTGCTTTTCAATGGAAATTGTTAGGTTATCAAAAGAAAGTAGAGGTATCTATAGAAGATATCCCTTTTGTTGGTTACACAGATTTTCATTTTGAAGATAAAAACACCAAAGAAGATTTCTTTATTGATTTGAAGACTTCTAAGACAAACCCAATGCAGATAAGCACTAGTCATGCAATGCAACAAGCTATCTATAATAGAGCTACTAATGCAAGACAAATGCTATGGTATTTAAAAACACCTACTAAGACAAAACCTGCTGAATTTACACAGTTAGAATTAGCCACTTATGACCACCACTTGAATATTTGTAAACATATTGTGAAAGTTATGGGTAATTTTCTAAAAAATGTAAATTCAAAAGATGATGTTAAAATGGCCTTAATTCCTAATCCAGATAATTGGATATGGAAAGAAGAAACTGTTTTAAATGCTAGAAAAGAAGTATGGGGATTTTAACCAAATTAAATGTTTAGGTTTACTTTAAGAATGACCTATATTAGATTAACAAAATAATTAGATTGGAGATAATTATGTTTATAGAAGAAAATTCAAAACCAAAAGAAAAATTAAGAGCTTGGTATTTATTTACTGAGGACTTTGTTGCAGGAACACAGCATTTAACAAACGAAGAAATAGGAATTTATATTAGGTTACTTTGTTATAACTGGAATAAAAGATGCAAAGGTATACCTTGCGATAATATGACATACTATAGGATAGCTAGTTGTATTACAGAAAGTGAAAAAGCAAGCTGTCATAAAATTTTAGAACAATTTTTTATACAAATTGGAGAGCATTTTCAAAACGAAAGACAGCTACAGGAATATTTATATATTACTAGGAGGCAAAATGCTTCTAGGGAAAATGGTAAGCTAGGTGGTAGACCAAAAAAACCTAAAGAACAACCTAATACAGAACCTAAAGTGCATCCTAGCAGAAACGCCCCTACCCCTACCCCTACCACTACCCCTATTAAAACCAAATTAAGTAATAATGTTTATTTTAATAAATTTTGGGATAAAATACCTAATAAAATAAGTAAGGGGATAGCTGAGAAAAACTTTTTAAAACTAGAACCAGAATGGTTACAAAACCCAGAGCAATTAGCAGATATGTATAAAAACTATTATGAATCCATTGAGGATAAACAATTTGCTAAACAACCTGCTTTTTGGTTATCCGCTAAAAAGTATTTAGATGAACAGCCCATAAAGAAAGATACATCCATTGCTAATCCTTATTTAAACAGGCTTGATATGTTTAAGGAAGCTGTAAAAGCTAAGAAAGGTACAGCATTTATTAAAGGGTATGCACAAAGGTATCCAAGCGATGTTGAAAGGGCTATAGCTGAAGGACATTTTACGAAAGACCAAGCAAAAGAATATTTAGATTTTAGGGGGTAAGATGATGAGTTTAATAAAAGGTTATACAACTGTTTTTCAATGTATAGGAGACGCTTATTCCAAAAGAGATGTGCAAAGATTTTATTATGGTTATTTGCTTTGCATAAGAGCAAAAACAAATATTAAAAAGTTGCATAAGTACTTGATAAATAGGTATAATTTTAGCAGGAAAGATTGTTTTTTGATGTTAAAAAAAGCGAGGGCTAAATGAAATATAATAAAATAAGAGATAATTACACAGAATTAAAATTACTCCATAAAGAAACCAAAGCTCTAAGCAGAGAAGAAAATGCAAGGTTTGAAGATGTTTCAGAAGAACTTGCTGAACTTGATAGGGTAGGAAAAGTACAATATTCCCCTTATACAGAATTTTATCAAAGGTCACAGAACAGTTCTAGCGATTACAGACCAACTCCATCTGGAGTAACTGCTGAAAATCCTAATTATAATTACAGAGGAATTAATGAATATTCAAGAAATAGAAATAAATAAGGTAATTCCATACCACAATAATCCAAGAAAAAACCAAACTATTGATGCTATAGCTAGTTCAATTAATGAGTATGGCTTTCAACAGCCTATAGTAGTTGATAAAAATATGGTTGTCATAGTGGGTCATACTAGGTTATTAGGTGCCAAAAAACTAGGACTTGATAAAGTCCCAATACAAATTGCAGATTTAACACAGGCACAAGCTAAAGCATACAGGATAGCAGATAATAAGCTGAATGAGGGTAGTGAATGGGATTATACAAAGTTACATAATGAATTGGCAGAATTGCTTGATGATAATTATGACATTACTAATTTAGGATTTCACCCACAAGAATTAGATGATTTTTTGAATGACACATATGACGGAGATGCAGAGCAGGGCATAGAAACTGTTGAGAACCATTCTGCTAGTGGGGTTATAATTCAATATAACATTATATTTGATGATGATGACCAACAGCAGACATGGTTTAATTTCATTAAATTTTTGAAAGCACATTATCCAGATATGGACACAATAGGCGAAAGATTAACTGAGTTTATTAAGACACATGGTAAAAGTTAAAGAATATATAGACACAGACGTTTATACAGAAACCAAAAAAAGAATACATCATATTTATGATGTCTTTGATAGTGTGGTTGTTATGTTTTCTGGTGGCAAAGATTCATTGGTAGCTTTGCATTTATGCAATGAGGTAAGAAAAGAACGTGGAATTATTAAACCACTTGATGTTGTTTTTCGTGATGAGGAGTTAATCCCAGATGACGTTATAAATTTTGTAGATGAATACAGGCAAAAAGATTGGATAAAAATGATTTGGTTTTGTGTTCCTTTGAAATCCTCAAAATATATTTTATCTGTGACTCATAGTTATACTCAATGGGATAATAACAGGGAATGGGTTAGGGAAAAGCCAAGTTGGGCATACAGCTTAGAAAAAGATGATAAAAGAGTTTTTGACCAATACACAATGGATGCCTTTACCTCACAATTCTATAAAGGAAAAATTGCTTTTATTACAGGGATTCGTTCTAGTGAATCATTAATGAGATTTAGAGCATCTGTTAATAAATTAAATTATAATTACATAAATATGGTTAGTGACCCCTCAGCCAAAAATGTATCGTTATGTAAACCATTATTTGATTGGGAAGAAGATGACATTTTTAAATATTTTTATGATAATGAAATAGAATATTGCAAATTGTACGATAAACAAATGTGGTCTGGTTTAGGACTGAGAGTATCAACTCCCATTCATGCTGAAGCTTCAAAAAGATTTCATTTAATTAAACATACTACTCCAGAATTTTATCAAAAATTAATAACTATATTCCCAGAAATGCTACATCATGAAAGATATTATAAACAGCTAAATAAAGATGCAGTTAAAGAAAAATATGGTCATAGTTATCAAGGGGTTAGGCAATGGATAGAAGACAATTTAAGTGATGACCCAGAACAATATAGTTTGGCTATAAAAAGATATAACAGGGTATTAATTGCTATTAAATCAAGACCTAAAGGATACAGTCCAAAATATCTATTAAATGTATTTATGAGCGGTGCATTTAAAAGAAACATTTTACCAGAAAGTACAAAAAAATGAATGACCCAATAAATAATATTGAGTGGCTAGATGCCAATGAACTAGATGGAAATGATTATAATCCAAATGTTGTATTTTCCCCAGAGCTTAAACTCTTGGAATTAAGCATTTTAAAAACAGGGTGGGTACAGCCAATATTAATTTCAAAAGATAAAATTATTATAGATGGATTTCATAGGTGGTCTTTGTCAAAAGATAGCAAAAAAATTAAAGAAGTCTATAAAGGAAAATGCCCTTGTGCTGTACTGGATATAGACAGAGCAAACGCTATGATAATGACAATTAGAATGAATAGAGCTAAAGGTTCACATATTGCTTATCAAATGAGTAAAATAGTACATGAATTGATAGATGAGCTTAATGTAGACCCTGCATACTTAAAAACAGAATTGGGTGCTACACAAAAAGAAATTGACTTGTTATATCAAGATGGAGTTTTTAAAATGAAAAACATCAAAGATTATAAGTATAGCAAAGCATGGTATCCAGTTGAAAAAGCAAAATGATTAAACAAATAACTTATGATGAAGTTAAGCAATTCTCTAATATGGCAAAAAAAGACAAAGTAAATCTAAAAGATACAGAAACGACAATTTGGTTTGGTTATTATGATAATCAAGCTCTCGTTGGTGTAACAGGAACAATATTAAAGCATGGCAAAGGCAGAATAAGAGGTGTTTTTGTACCAAAAGACCATAGAGGAAAAGGTTATGGACAAACACTTATGGAGTATATCATGAAGTATTTTGACAAAGAAAATGCTTGTTATGTTGACCAACTAGCATCAAACTATGAATGGTGGTTAAAAAAAGGTTGGAATTTGAAGTCTATAGTTAAAAATGGTGCATGGGTTTATAAAATAATATGAGACGTTATAAAAATTGGAGTGGTGAACATAGACTAAAAATGTATACCAAATTCAAGTATGAAAAATCTAAAAAATTATTGCCAACATGGTTAAAAGTAGATGGTAGCTGTGAAATGTGTGGGGAAACTCATAAGACTATGCCACATGCTGAAGAATATGGTCCTACATATGAGGATTATTTAAAAAACATTCATGTTTTATGTGTTAGATGCCATTCAATGTTACATCTTAGGTTTAATTTTAATGAACATTGGATTGAATATTTAAATTATTTAGAAGAATTAAAAAATGGAACAGCAGAAAGAAAAAATCCACTAGCCCACATGGGTATACTTTTTAATGTATGTAAAAAATGGAAAAAAACAAAAATACCTTATGAACCTAAAATAAATGGTAATTGGTGGGAAAGTTTAGAAATATGACAAAAGAAAAAAAATCAATAGGTAGACCTAAAAAACAATTAGATACAGACCTAATAGAAAAGTTAGCTTCTATATTCTGTACAAATGAAGAAATAGCTAGTGTAGTAGGGTGTCATGCTGATACTCTTGCAGATAATTTTTCCGAGTATATAAAAAGGGGAAAAGAAAAGGGAAAAATGTCTTTAAGAAGAAGACAATATGAAAAAGCTATGTCTGGACATACAACTATGTTGATTTGGTTAGGTAAACAATATCTAGGTCAAAAGGACAGAATTGAAACTATTGAAAATAATGAGCCATTACCTTGGTCTTTTGATTAATGCCATTAACAGAACAGCAACAAAAAATATTTCAATCAAATGCTAGGTTTAGAGTTCTTATATCTGGCAGAAGATTTGGTAAAACATTTCTAGCAGTTAATGAATTAGCTAAATTTACAAGGTATCCTAAAAAAAAGGCTTGGTATGTTGCTCCAACTTTTCGCATGGCTAAACAAATTGTTTGGGTAGAGTTAATTGAAAAGCTCACTAAACATAAATGGATTGGAGACGTCAATAATTCAGATTTAACTGCAATATTAAGAAATGGCTCTACAATATCTTTAAGGGGTGCAGATAATGAAAACAGCCTTAGAGGAGTTGGTTTAGATTTTTTGGTCATGGATGAATTTGCTGATATCAAACAAAAAGCGTGGTTTGAGGTTTTAAGACCTACATTGTCTGACAAAGGTGGTCATGTGCTATTCTGTGGTACTCCAAGAGGTTTTGGTAACTGGAGCTATAATATGTTTACAAAGTCAGAAACAGATACTCAATGGGCTAGTTTTAAATATACAACATTAGAGGGTGGTCAAGTACCAGAGGAAGAAATACAGCAAGCTAGACAGGATTTAGATGAAAGGACATTTCAACAAGAATATGAAGCTAGTTTTGTCAATTATTCTGGAATGATTTATTATAATTTTGTAAGAAAAAATAATATTATTTATAAATTTGATAAAGAGTATTCAGTAATACACATTGGTTTAGATTTTAACGTAGACCCAATGACTGCTGTAATTTGTTACATAATTAATGAAACAATAATAGTTTTTGATGAAATACAAATATTTAGCTCAAATACTCAAGAAATGTGCGAAGAAATTGCATACAGATACCCAAATAAAAAAATATTTGTTTACCCAGACCCTAGTGCTAGACAAAGAAAAACGTCAGCAGGTGGATTTACTGACATAAGTATATTGAAAAATGCAGGATTTGATGTAAAATGTAGAAATA